GGAGTTGGAATCCGTTGAGTTGCAGGATCGTTTCCATGTCACGAAAGAGGTCTGCTTCCAGCATGGAAACCTTGTGATCTGGAAAGAAAACTCCGTTCTTTGCGTACTTGTCAAGATCAACCATCTCTTGCCACCTCGCTCCTGAGCTTAGAGAACTTCACAAGCTCGTCCAGGCTCATCCCGTGTTTGGCGGCAACAAGGCCGCAAGCACCAATGATGTCGGAGAGCTCAAAGAGAAGCATCAAGACCTGACCCTGCTCTTCGGCATCCAGGGCCTCCAAATACTCCTCGTAAATCTTGGACAACTCTCCGAGTTCGCCCTTCTCAATTTTGCGTGTATGCCATTTCGACATTATTCCCTCAGTTTCATCTGGAAGAAGTCTTCCATCGTCATGAGCTTCGCACGTTCTGCATACTGGGTAAACTCCCCCTTCTTCAATTCACCCACATCTTTGATCCCTGGGGGTAGTTCCAGGAACCTAACAGTGACACCGTACTCAAGGAGGGCTTTGGCGATCTTCAGAGCCTTGTTCCTGGCATCAGGATCGAGAGCAAGGAGTACCGGCGTTTGGTGAGTGACAATCTCCTGGAAGAGCTTATAGGAGGGATCAAAGCTGGAACCAAGAATGCAACTTGCGTTGTCGTTGCACTTCATCAAGTCGAACACACCCTCAACAAGGGTGAGCTCCTTGGTCCAGTCAATGTTGAGCTCGTTGAAAACCAACTCCTCCCGCTTCATGGGGGGATTCGAGTAGGGAGCTCCCTTCCAGTCCGGCAAGAAAGCACGGGCGCTAAAGAAGTTCAACTTCCCATTGACATCAAAGGAGGGAACAATGACCCGAAAACGGTAGTCTTGTTCCCCCTTCTCAACTGGAGCTTCCGTTGTAATTCCCATCTTCCAGCGCCACAGGTCTGCTTCGTCCAAACCTCTTCTTCGGAGGTAGTCGATTGCCTTCTTGGCTCTCCAATCCTTGCTGTTAGCAGCAAGGAGCTTGAACCCCCTGGGAAGAGTCAGGCTGGGAGTTAGCTCCTTGGAGGCTTCTTTCTTGCCTTCCGCCAAAAGGCGGAATTGGTCAATGAAGATGCACCTTTGGGAGCGGTCGCGGATCTTGAACTTCTTCTTGTACTCTTGGAGGAAGAAGGGGTGGTAGGTGGCAAGGAGATTGGAGAGGTTGGTCGACCTGTACCCACACACCCAGCAGTGGGTGAGGAAGTCATCGGTACGGATGACAAGCTTCCTCTTTTGGAGGTTATCCTTTAGCTCAGCACAAACAGGGCAGACAACGGAGATGTTCAAGCCGCCATTTGACAGAGAACCTGGACCAAATGCGCGTTCAATGAATTCAATTACTTCACCCTGAGATGCCATGCACCCTAGCCTACAGCAAGTTGCCCGCCACGACAAATCACCCAAGCATCAATTTCGTCGGCTGCTCCTGCCACGGGCACTCTTGTCCCCTTTTTCTTTCCCTTCTTGACCTCCCTGGTTTCAAATGGGAGATGCGGGTAGCAAAGGAGGACGAACTCCCTGACCTTCTCTTTCACTGGGCGCTTGACGGAGCGGTTGTCCTTGTATCCGATCTTAGAGCGAGCTGAGGTGACGTTTACGTCGTGGACAGGCACCGCAAAGTGCTTATGGCTGAGATAGCTGACGAGGACGTTCATCTTTGCCAAGGTGAACAGGGTATCGGCCGAGGAGAAACCAGCAGAGAAGCCTTTGGCATTGGCTTCCACAAAGATACGCCGGACCTTGACGTTCTTCGGAAGTGTTTCCTTCATCCACTCCAGGACGGCATCTGCCTTCTGGAAAAGGTTGGTATACTTCTTGGATGTCAAGGGAACGTGTCCCATGAAGACCATCTCTCCAGAGGTGTCAAGAAGGGCTACGCCAGTAATCGAGGTGGAGATATCCAACCCAAGGTCTACGATCGTCTCTTGGCCTTCCTGGGTGTCTTTGTCGACGCTTTTTTCACCACCCGCCGCTTCCTTGGTTTCCGTGGCTTCGGCGGATCGTTGGCGTGGTTCAACTTCTTCAGTGCCATGATGATCGTGTTCGTCCAGAACTCGTACGCGATGTTTTGCTTTTTTGCCCATTCTTCTGCCGCTTTCGCCTTCTTTAGTACCTTGGGGTCGGCCAATTTGTCTCGGCGCTTGACCTCAATCAGCTTTTTTGTCCCATCCTTGTAGGTCACCAAGAAGTCGGGGTAATAGGTACGGATCTTGCCTGTACGGACATTTGAGACGTATGGGATGGTTACACACTCGTATCCGTACTCAACGACGTTGGGGTCATTATCCAAGAAGATGCAGACCTCCTTCTCCCACCCCGAACGGTATTCGATCAAGGTGGCACACTTTGGGCTCTTGTGGGTGCCGGTCTTGTACTTCTTCTTGCGCTTGCGCTTCTTCTTTGGTGGGGTTGGCATGGCTTGAGTATGGCACCTATTTCCGGTAAAGGAAAATGAGAGCTCTTCTCACAGTGGAGGATAACCAAGAAGAGCGGAGGAAGGGGAATAATTAGAACAGAAATGAAGACGACCAAAAAGCAACTGGCAACCTTGATCCACGAAGCCGTGAAGCGTACACTCCACGAGATGATTGCCGGAAAAGGCTTTTCCAGCGTTACCATGCACGGCCTTGAGGTTGGACCTGTTCAAGTGTCCGCAAGGGTCATCCCAGGCAGACCAGCTACTCGCATGTCTCCAGAGGAACCATCTGAGGTCGAGATTGATGAGTTCTCTCTCCAGGGAGAAGTGCTGTCCGTGGATGAGCTCATTGCCAGGGAGAACCAAATCCGCATGGAGCTCGGCGAACCACCTTTGAGCCAAGAGGAATTGATCCAAAAGGCAGAGGTAGCGGTCGCCGAGGATGATGTGATGCGCGGAGATTCCTTCCAGGACGATGATCTCTACGATCTCTTCTCGGGGAAGTAACTCAGAGCCAACCTTCATTCTTGCCATTGAAGAACTTGTTGGCAAGTTTATCAAGCTTTTCAATGGGGTTGGAGTTTGGCAACTCAGATTCGACAGTTTTCAGGAACTCATTGCTTCGCTGGATAAGTCTTCCAGTGTCAATTGGCTGGTTGAGCACATACCTGTAGTTCAGGTATGTTTCTTGGCGCTCGGGAAAGATACAGTCATAGTTGTCTGGGTTGATGGGAAAGAACGAGAACTCGCTCTTGCGGAAACCGCCGATGTGCTTCCAAATCTTCCTGGCAGAGTTGGACACAGTGTCTCTGTCAGAAATCAATCCAGCCTTACCGACACTGGAAAAAGCAATGTCGTACATCAGCGGGCCAAAACCCTTCTCTGCTGCGACAGTGTTCACTACCCATGCACCATCACACTTTGTTCGATGGGAAATGTCAATTACTCCCACAATCAACTTGCCGGGGTTTAGATGCAACCTTTTCTCATACGCAGGGTCTTCTAGAGCTCGTCGAAGCTCCCCTGGGTTGTAAAGGATAAAAGATCGCGAGCTGCCTTTGTCGGAAACATAGAGAGCCATTCCGCTTTGGGCTGCTTGGTCAACACCCGTGGCGATTTCACTAATGGTTTGGTTGACGACCTGTTCAATGAACAGAATTAGCTCATTACGTTTCACAAGCCTAAATAGTGCAGTTTCTTACAGCAAGATGCCCAATTGTTTCAGTTGCTCTTTTGACAGAAGTCGATATAGAGCCACGCTGTTGTCAAAGCACCATGTCTTGGCCGCAATCTGTTTAATCTCGGTCTTAGTGTTATTTGAGAACGCAGCGGGTTTTAGCTCCCAGAGTTCTTTGCGAGCATCTGTAAAGGTAACCAGGAAGTCGGGGACATAGTGCCGCTTTTGTTTGACACCTGATAGCTCCAAGATCCAATAGGGAATTCTCAAAGACTCATAGCTGTACGTTTGCACATCTGGGTTGGCGTCCAACCACTTCATCGTGGCCAACTCCCATGACGAGCGATATGTCATTTCGATGCCAGTTTTGGAAGACGTGTAAGTGCCGTGTTTGTGGCCATTTTTGCCATACTGCTTTCTACGACCTTCAACAAAGGCCAACGAATGCTTTTCAGACATTGATGCTTTGGCATCATCCGTGTGATGCTTGCCGTACATTGGATTATTGCTACCTTTGGAACGACCAGAAGATGTTTGCTCCAGTGACATCTTCGCCTTTGACTCTTCAGTGTGCCTTCGGCCAAGGAATGGATGAGACTGTGTCTTGTACCTCTCTTTAGTTTCTTTTCCAATTTTAGCTTTGACTTCATCAGTCATCTCAATATTCATTGGCACGATGCCTGTCGAGATGCCACGACCATAGCACTTCTTGGAACAAAAGCGGTGTGAAGCATTCGGGTTGGTTGACCTCCACTTTTGAAAACCATTCCCGCAAGTTTCGCATATTAGCGCAATCTTTGTGTTGGCAGGCTTAAAACTACCTGTCATGTTACGACGGTGTTCGTAACAACAGGCGATTTTACAGTAATGCAATTCTCTCAAGAGCATCTTAGCATCGAGCTTTGCGCCCGATTTGATGAATTGCTTGTTGCAGTTATTGCATTGAAATGTAACGGATCGAGGCGAAGTCTGATTGTCCGATAGTATGGTCATACGAGTAAGTATACTGCCAAACAATCATTAGGTTAAATCAAAAATCCATCCTGACCTTGAAGAGGAACTTGTCGCTGGTTCTGGCAACAATTGGCTGAGCAAGGGAGGTCCTGGCGATCACGTTGAGGTTGTCGTCATGCAGGTTGATTCCTGTGATGTAGACGAACCTCTGGTCGGTGTCATTGGCATTGTCCGAAGCAGAAACCGGCATGTAGTTCGGGTTGCTGGAAGACGTTGCCATCATTGACCTCTTTGCAAGGTTGAAGGTCAAGATGTGAGTGTTCTGCTCGCCCTGGAATGTGGCCTCGAATTGGTCTTTGCCAAAGAAGTAGAGAGCTGGGTGCTTCAGAACCACGATACCTTCGTTGTAGAAGATGTTTCCCAGGCTTGCCCAATCTGGAGATGAGCCAGAGGTGTTCGAACGATAGAGGTTACCTTCACCATCATCGCGGATAGTGAACTCCATCTTCCCGTAGGAGCCAGAGAAGCTGGTATCTCTGAGCACAAAGGACCCAGGTTGGATCTTCTGGCCGTAGTAGAGGTTGGAGATGTCAAAGAAGACAACTTGGTTCGAGCTATTGTCTCCCGTCCTCTGAAGGATCGTGTACCTGCCAGCGGTGCTTGGTCTCAAGCTTAGGTCATCTGGGCTAACACCATTCAGGGTGTCTAGCATGGAGCCAGTTGAAGTTTGGCCTTGGGCTTGAAAGAGTCCGATTGGCAGATAATCCCTCAAGGTTACAAACCCCGGAGATACCGACCCAAGGTCATTCACGAATTGCGTTGAAGCAACCTTGTACGGAGCTTGAAAGCTCTGTGTCACAGAGAAAGGACTTCCCGACACAGCGTAGTCTGCTGGCCCTGGGATCATGAAACTGAAGTTTGGATAGAAGTTGCCGTTGTCGTTCGGCAAAATGGTCATTTGGCGCTTCAGGTTGGACCCCGTTGCATACAGGAAGTCGTTGAAGCTGGTTGGGGTTGTTGCCGAAGCTGTGAGAACGGAAGCCGTGAGGTGGAACAAACGAGCGTACTTGCCTGTTGCAAAGTCCCGCACGTAGTTCTCCAGGTTCAGGTAGTGTCCATACCCTCCGAAGGATACATCGACGTTGATTGGAGCCTTTGTGGTTCCGTCTCTTTCGTAAAATGGAGTTGTGATCACTCCACCATGGGTAGAGTAGAAGCTCCTATAAGGCGATTCCGTCGTGTAGAATGGAGGAAGGTAGAACTTCAAGGAGTCGTGAAGCAAGGCGCTTCCTGACGCCGGTCCGTTCGTTTGAAGGGTGGTAATCTCGTCGTCGCTCAGGTAGCGGTTGTAGAGCTTGAGCTCATGCACCTCGGCGTTCAGAGGGTGGTCCAGGGACGTGGTTGCAGGTTGCTGACCTGTTCCTCCAATGAGCTGCGTGAGTCCATCCCTGGATGCTACTTCGGCCGTAAAGAAGTATTCCGGGTTCTTTCCAGCAAAAAAGTTACCAACGAACAGACAGTTCTCGGAAAACCTATCCGCAAGGCTGGAGGAAGGAATGACAAAGGTTCCCGCTGCTGTCCCGTCGATAACGAAGGAACCGGAACCATTGTTGTAGGATTGACCTCCCCAACGGACGGTAACGTGATGCCACGTATTCCGTGTAAGGGAGTTGTCGTCAGAGAAGAAGATCAAATCACTTGGGAAAGCTCCCGCTGCCGCTACGCTCGGGGATACCTCAGCGCTGTGGCTGAGTTGCAAGACGAGCTTGAACCCATCCACCTTGCCGTTGATGTCCCTGGAAGAGCCAGAAGCCAGGGAGATGGCAAAAGAGGAAGATCGGTGCAGGATCGTACCCGTTTTGAACCCAGCACCCTCGTAGTCGTTGGTGTATCTTGGGTTAATCCAGAAGTCCAAGGAGAATGCTCCAGTAACGGCGTACTGCTTCGAGTTGTCTGCGTAGATAAGAGCAGTGTCACTTGGAAGACCGGAGCCAGTCACGAAGTTCAGGCTGTTGTAGTTTGCGAAAGCAAAGTGAGCTTCAGGGTAGACTGTCCTGTAGTAGGGCATCAGGTTGTTCATCACAACCTTTTTCCTCATGCTGTTCGAGCTAAACTGCGCTGACGGTGTAAACCGGATGATTTCAACAGTCTGCTGCTTCCTGGAAGAGACGGACTGCGAGTTCACCAACTGAAGGTAGGTGCTCAACATCCCCGACTTGTTGGAAGCAGTTGAATCGACGATTGCTTGCCTGACAACGTCTAGGTTTTGATCCGCAAAGGAACCAGTGAAAATGGAAAGAGGATGAACCTCCTTCTCGTAGGAAGACCTACGAGCGAAGACGTTGAGTGTGCCACTTACAACTCCCTGGGAGCTCGAAAAGAACGTTCTTGGTGGGTGGGTGGTAAGGGTGAAAACTTCAATGTCGTCTGGGTTGATCCTCTGGACCATTTTTCCTCGCTGTCAGAAGTCGAGTCTGACCTTGAGGGTCATGTCTCGCTCGTCATCCTTGAGAACCGGGCGAGAAAGCTTGGCAACAGCCAGAAGGTTGTCCAAGGCATCGTAGAGACCAACCGTTGTCACAAAGGTGAATGCGCGCTGGTTCTCTTCTTGACCTTCGTCAATAACCTGGATTCTCCCATCGGAGTCGACGTACGTTGGGTTGGAAGAGTAGTTGAACTCATCGGCACCCAGGCGGCAGAAGAACAAGGTGCTGTTGATGTTCGTGATGTTCTGGAAGCTGATTGCCGTCCCTGTGCTGCCAGAAAATCTCGTTGTTGCAATGTGGTCAAGCACATCGTCCATCGAAGCAGAAGCAAGGAACTGGTTGAACGAGCCCGTGAAACCAACTGTTCCTGCGGTGCTGATCGCGTCAATTGTTCCGGTCAAGTACGTTGTGGCTGTATTCTGAGCACAGAAGACCTTGGACATATCGAGAACAGCAACGCCCCTGTCGAGGTAGAGCATTCCAACTTGCTGGGTTGGATTAGAACTGACCACAATTGTAGATACCTGCCCGCCGAAACTCAACTCCTTGTTGACCGAGGAGCTCAAGTCAGAGAAGATGACTCCGCTGACTGCCGTGGAGCCGAGCTGGTTGCTGGAAGCCGTTTGGTAGAGTTGGATGGCAAAGGTCTCGCGCTTGATCTGATCCCTGTGGAAAAGACGCTTGAAACAAATGAACAGCGGCTCGTTGATCGTTGTGGTTGTAGAGCCAGAGGTAAACGAGAACTGACTTTCCGCATCACCCAGGAGCGAGCTGGCGAATTGGCGGTACATCGTCATCTTCTCTCGCATCATCAAGGACTGCGATGGGAAGGTGTACTTGCCGTTGGAATCAACCGTTGGACTTGCACCGGAAACAACAGACGAGCTCACATGGAGTCCGAATGTCATGTCAAAAACAGCGTTTGCCGTCTGGAGGGTGAAGTCCTGATCGTAAACCGTCTGGAAGAGCGAGCTGGACACACCTGGGCCAAGTCCTCCGGTCACGTAAACGACTTCTCTCTTTCGGGTAGTTGACCCGGAGATGTCTTCCTGAACAATGTCCACAAGCTGCGAAAGGAAGCTCTTGGAGTTCTTGATGTCAGAAGCGTCAAATTCCTTGAATGTTGCCATCTTTAAGCCCTTTTCAGCTCAGCTTGTTGATCTGGACTTCGAATTCCAGAACGGCTCCCGATTGGATGCCGGAAACGCGAACGAACGTGGAAATCAAGTTCTTGTTGTACTTGGCTCCATACACCTGGAACTGAGATTCTGTGATTGCTTTCACTCCAATGGAGAAAGTAACCTGAGAACCTCCAACTGAGGTCTCTGCTGCATCCCTGGAGATGATGTAGGTTGCTCTCTGTTGCACATCCACATTGTCTGGAGCACGGGAAAGAACCTGGAGGAACCTATTGTCCAGCTCCAGGACAAATGCTTGGTCCCTCAGCTCCACGTCAATCGTGGTTTCGCCGCCGCCAATCGTTTGTTGGATGGCGAGTTGACGGGTACGGGTCGTTGTGGTACCAATAGAGACGACGTTGGTGGTGCTATTCACTCCAATGCCAGCAAGAGCAAGACTTGGGAGGCGAACAAGGTTTGGGTTCGACAAGGAAACGCAGCGATTCTTCAAAGCAAACGCCCCATTTGTCAAGGCTTCAAAGACCGGAGTGTTCTTCTCAATCTTTTCCTTGCCAACTGTACGGCCAAACTGTTTGATGATGGTGTAGTCGATCTCGTCGTCGCCAACCGCAAACTTCACGATGGAAAAGCTGCCATCATTCCTGGAGATGAATGCACGCCCTGTGTCTGTCAGCGCAGCGTCCAGGATAATGTTGTTTGTGCTTTGCTGTAGGAATCCCACTGCTTACCTCTATTCTGAGCTAACTAGAGCCGCCCGGTATTTTTGGCTCCTGGAATGGCGGAGTTGATTTTGGTGTCGGGGCTTGTTTTCCTGGAATCCTCGATCGTTACATCGACTGTTTGCTGAGATTGCAGGTCAATGTTGATCAACTGAATCCTGTAGAGTCCATTTTGGCGATCGGTCTTCAATAGACCAAGGTCTGTTCCATCGCCTTTTACGAGCTTCAGGTATTCCGGGTTAAACACCACCCGCATAGTAGTGTGGCCCGAATCCTTCATTGTATCCACGAAGGTATCTGCGTTCAGATACGCATTTGGGTACTGTTTTGGGGCTCCAGAGATGGAAATGAGCTTCTTGACAAGCTTGTTGGCGAACTTGTCAAAGGACACCTGGAGTTGCATCGAATAGTTGGAGGTCAATCCATGGGCATCTACCGCTGCTACAGCGTAGATGTAGTTGGACTCCTTGCTAAACTCCCTGTCAAGAAACACTCCAACAAAGCTTGGTGTCTTCACAACCAGCTCCGGGAGTGGGTACTCGGCAAGGGGGACGATCGTGTTGGTGTCGTTGAAGTCCCACATCTTGATCAACTGGAAAGGATCGGAAATGCTCCTTCGCCTGAAGAGTTGAATGTACTTGATGTCCTGCTGGGAATTTGGCGGCAAGTTCCAGGTGCATCTCAATGCCCTCTCACCAAAGTCCCAGGCAAGATTGAAGTCTGCTGGCGGTGGGGGAGGGATCATCTCTACTGTCTGGACTTCAACCTCAGCAGTGAGCTTAGATCCAACCAAGAAGGATACCAACAAGTTCTGGCTCGTGGACTCTTCTGTCGACCGAGCTTCTACCAGGAACACAGCCCTGATCTTGTAGAAGTACGATGACCCATAACGAATCTTTCCGTCGTAAGTTACTGAAATCCTTGGATCTTCAACGACGATAGGATCGTAGACCTGTTCTGTTCCATCAGACTTGACTTCTCGTTTCTCGATGATGTACCCAATACTCTGGGCAACAGGTTGGTACCCGTTGGTATCGAGAGGTCGGACACCGACGTAAGAGAGAACCTCAAACTCGAAGTCGTTTGGGCTGAAGATGTTGGAATTTGCACTGGCAACAGCAATATCTTGAATTTGCTGCATCTTCTTCAAGAACTCCGAAGCTCCCAGTTCATCTGCAAAGACACCAACGGAGTCTGTTCTGGCAGAGGTAATCATTGGAACCAAGAGCCTGTTGCTTACCCTCGTGCTCAGGGCAACCTCCTTGATCCTTCCCAGGATGCTATCGCTTGCTTGTCCCTTGGATTGGAAAAGGACACCTTGCCTGGAAAGATCGGAGATGATTTCTGCAAGAAAGGATGCCGAGACCTGATCGCTTGTGCTTTTGTTAAGCAAGGCAATGAGTTCGTTGGCCGACTGTGTCGTCTCGAACTCCGGGAGCTGCTTGGCAAGCTGGTCAGCGAAGAACTTCAACTTCAAGTCCAAACCGCTATCTTGCAACTCCAGGGTTGTGTAGTCTGTGTTGGTAAAGGTTTCCTCGCTGTGTAGCTTGCCAAGGTTAGCTTGGATTGAAACACGAGGTCGAATATCTGGGTTGAGAACGACAGGCTTCCAAACGAGCTTCACAAGCCTTGGAAGCCGTCTTGTCTTCTCAACGAACGAGGCATCGAACGACTCGGAAGGAAGCTGCTTGAGGGCTGCCTGAGACGATCCAAGGCCATTCTCGAACTCGTCCTTCGTCCAATAGTTGTAGATGAACTTGGCTGAAAAGCTCTCAACATCTGGAACGTCAAGGATTGCTGCATTCTTTGATGGAATGGACTCGATCATGGTTGCACCAGCTCAATTGTGACGAAAAAGTCCTCAAAGACCACGTCTTGGTTAGTTCTTGGCGTCATTTTGTAGATACCCGAAGCCAATGCTTGTTTGTCAAGCTTGTCTCTTAGGAAGCCCTTCTCCAGGAGTTCCCTTCCGCTCTCGTCTGCGATGGTTGCATCGTAGTCAATCTCAAAGCTGTCAACGTCCAATGGGAGGGTGAAAGTGCGCTCAAACAACTTTGGGGAAAGCAAAGTAGCTGTGACGTTTTCAACCTTCAAAGCCACATTTCCGTAAGTGAGCAGACGGAGGATGTCCTTGGTTGGTTGGTCGACAACTGGGCTGAGGAGCATCTCCTCAATGGGAATGTCGGGCAGAGGTTGCAGGGACGGATTCCTTCTGATTTCTTCTGTTCTTTGAGCAAGAAGGTACTTTCTCACCAACTCAGAGAACCTTGGCGTCAGGTCAACCCCACCGCCACGGGACAGGGTTTGATAGGTCGAGCTGGTCATGTCCACGAAGGTTGATTCCGTGGTCTTGATGGAGGTAAGAAACTGCACGTACGAAGCCATGAGATCACTTACAACGTGGTTCTCGACAATCTGGCGACGCTGAGCGACATCCAGGAAGGAGTAACCATCACTCTCCACTACATTCTCCATGGTAACCGGTGTGGGCTTGGAGATGCTCTGGTAATCAAGCAACGACACCTTCTTGAGGATGGTGTCAAAGTTGTCCGAAGCTTGAATTCCGAGGTTGGCATACCCATTGGAGAAAAGGGAAAGATCGAAGAGGAACCTCTTGGGCTTGAAGATAAGCTGAGGGTACTCCAAGCTTCTCTTGTAGACCTTGACAGCTACCACGTCGTACTCCTTGCTCTTTTGGAAGGTTGTCGACTCGATCGAATTGCCGTTCAATCTCTCAGCCAAGTTCTTGCTAAAGGTTGAAGGGATTCCAACCGTCAAAAGACGATAGCGGAGTCCAGCATTGCTTGTCTCCCTGAATTCCTTCTTGCTCAGCAAGGAGAGGATGGCGTTCCTCACGCTCTGGTCTGTTGGAGAGGCAGGGATGAATTGGAGTTGTTGGGTATTAGCTGTCAACTTACTCACAAGCTCATCGCGCTCCTTTACCAAGAGACGAACCTGAGAGGGCGTGAGGTTGTTTGTGATGTCAGCAATGTCCGTTGCCCCGGCGCTGGTCACGCTGGCAAGCGTTTGTGGTGTGAAATAGTTGTTTGCCACATCCAGGGCACCACGAAGCCTCTTCTTGATGGTCAAGAAAATGTGGAAAGCACAAGCAACCGCGAAATCCTCTTGGAAGAGCTTGAAGCTGATCGAGTTGAGGCTTTGATCGAAGGCCAGGGCATCAAGGAGGTCATTCCTGTTGGAGCTTCCATTAACTCCTCTGAGAGCCAGGGAAGCAGCGTCAGTGAATCTCGATCCAGCGGTTGCATGAAGCCCAACCAGGAGCGGAGAGTTGGCAAGGATACCATTCTGTACGCTTGCAATGCTCTGTCCTGTCGCATTAGCAACTTGTTGAGCTGCCCCAACAACGTTCTCTGCTGCCGTGGCACTGTGATTTCTGGCAAACCTTTGGGAGATTGCTTTCTTTGATGGTGCAATTGGGCTGGAAGTTGCAGGAAGGATTGGGAGTGGAAGCTCTGGCTCCGCAAGCAAGGCTTCAATTGCCGAAGCTGAACGAGCACAGAAAGCTGAGTCAACAACCATGTCTGGGAAGTTCACACCAGCAACAGAAGACTGGAACTCAACCCTGGAGTACCTCGTAACCAGTTGAAGGAATGCCTCAAAGGCCATCAACACGAGGGTTGTAACCGAGAAGGAATTGAATCTTGTTCTCTTGAGGCTGTCAAGGAGGTTGGAAGTCTCATTTCCAAGAGCGTTCTCCAAAGCTGTGAAGAATCCTACAAAGCCCTTGGTGAGCTCGCTGACTTCCATGGCATTTGGAATGCCGTAGACCGTATCTACGTCAAATCCAACTACCACCTGACCGGTAGTAGGGTCTGTCCTGCGCTCACGGGCCTGAGCCGGATTGATGTTTTCAAGCTGCGTAATGAGCTGCGAGACTTTCCTCTGAATAGCAGTTCCAAGGGCTGTCCTGTGGAAGGATACTTCGCTTCGGTTCTTGAGGTTTGGAGCCTGCGCTTCCTCGGAGAGAACAACTCCATTCAGGTTTCGGATATCACCTCCCAGGTCTGCAATAATTCCATCACAGAAAAACTTCGGCGCTTGGTCCTGAAGGATTGAAAGCAGGAAATACTGGAAAAGAAGGGACTTCAGGGTCGAGTCCGACGACGCAAGTCTGACAATGGCTGTCATTGCGGCATCGGAAACCCTGATTCCGTAGTTTCCTGTGCCAGTTGAGTTACCGGTGAGGTTCGAGCGCAGTCCATTCAAACCACGGATTGCAGCGGACATGAGTTTCTTGAACACACCAACAGAGCTCAGAGGGGAGGGGGTATCTCCGAAGTCAAATACGTTGTTCACGACAACAGCGGAGTTGTCAACTGTATCGGAATACTGCTCAACGTAGGTTCGAAGAGGCTGAAGGTTGAAGGACGAAAGGGAGTCGACTTTCAAGATCGAGTCAACAAAGAAGGTAGACCCTGGGATGTAGACCTTCTGTGTGGCGGCGTTGAAGTCAATATACTTCGTCTCAAATGGCAGAACAGCGCTCCCAGGTGTGTCATTCACGACCGTAAGGGAAGCAAGGGAATTTGGCCCTGTTACTGGTTCAAAGATCGTAGATCCAACCCCACCAAGGATATTGTCGAATGGCGATCCATCGGTGTTTGTAGCTCCGAACTTCTGACGGAGGATATTGGTTACGGTGGAACGTCCCAAGCCTCTAGAAACCCTGAGTTCCTTGGAAAGGAGGGCAACGAGGACCTTGATCCTGTCATCTGGGGTTTGAGGCAAGGCACTGTTGAACCTTCCAAAGAAGGAAGGATCGGTAGCATTCACTGCTGGGCCGAACGACCTGATTGTGTCACAGGTAAAAGAGAAGCCATTCCTAGTGTTGTACGACTTGTCGATTGCCACAGGACTCAAGGAGGCTGCACCATTCTCGGTCCTGTCGGGGTCTGTGAGATTGAGAAGGTTCATGGAATAGCCTTCTGCCATCGACCTAGTGTCGAACACGAGTTGCTGTAGAACCTTGGTTCCAGAGAACCTGTTGAATGCTTCCTTCGAGAAGAGCATGAAGACCTGGAAGAAGTCCTGGAGCGTCTTGAAGTTCTTCAGGTCGAAGTTGGAGCTGGGAATGGACTTCACATCGAATCCATTCTTCACGGTTTCCACGGTGATCAGCGAGTTCCTGTAGAACTCCGCTGCTGCATTTACCCTGTTGAAACTCTCCGCGAACTCAGTTTGGATGTTCTGAAGCTCCCTGTTCTCGTCAGAACGCTGAATGGCGTCCATAAGCTGAAAGAGGGTCTGCTCTCTCAGGTGGCGAGTTTGGTATTGCATTTCCATGAAAAGGCCATTCTTGTTCATGGAACGCGTGTCGCCTGCGTAAACAGGAAAGAAGTCCATCAAGGCAATAATCTCAGGGCGAAGCCTGCTAATCCCGTTTGGATCGGCGGGTTCAAGGTTTCCGTTCTGGACGGTGAGATTGGCAAGTGAAAGCGTTTCCTGGTTTGGACGGCGCTGTGGTGTGATAACCGGAGTTGGAATCCTGAAGGTGCCAAGAGATGGTGCGCTTCGACGGAATTGAACCGTTCCAACTGATTTGGGAATAACAACTTGCGTGGCAGCAGTCATTGCGCCATTCAGGACGGAAGTGACAGGGATGGAAAGAGGTGGAATTCTGCCATTTTGCAAGGCAGTTGCAATTGCTGGTGGAGCAATCACAGGAGCCACAGGCGTTGGCGTCGTTGCAACAGGTGCCGCTGAGGGCACGACAAAAGGGATGGGTTGGGTCGAAATCCCACCAATTTGGAGACTGCCTCCGCGTACACCGATTCCTGTTGTGTTGCTTGATTTCATCTTGACTTCTTCACGATCACTTGCGGTGTCTTGGTTGTTGCCCCTAGAGTGTAGTCGTAGAGGACTGGAGTAATGAGGTAGGCTACTGCACCTTCGTAGTTCTCTCTTTTGTCAATATGCTTGCTGTCAAAGCTATCGACAAACTGAATTGACTTCGAGTCAGTTAGAGCATGAGCCTTGCCAACAACAGTAACCATCCCAAGCTCCTCACGGGTAACTAGGAAATGGTCAATTTCTTTGGCATTTCCCTTCAACTCCCACTGAACCAAAACCTTGCCCGCGCCAATTGGAATGGCTGTTGCATTCTGGATCAACGGAGTTGACTCAGCCAAGGAAAGACGAAGATGGATTACCGAACCAACTGTTGCCGAGGTGAACTCGGAGGAAGCGTGGTTCCTTTGCAAGCTTGCTGTGGTCACAAGGTTACCTTCGCCCAGGACGATCGGATTTTGCCACTTTGCTGGGGAGTAGGAGTAAGTCCTATCTGGGTTCGTTGTGTCAGTTACCGTTTGTTCGAAGGTAGCCAGCATTGTCTGGGAGCTTCTGAAATAGGTTGTGATTGCATACTCGTACTCACACCCACTTCTAACAGGCTGAACACCCTTTCCAGCTCCTTGAGTCCTGTCAGAAAAGTCGGAACCCATGAAGATTCCCATGTCCTCCACCTCAGCCGTGGTCAAGTTGGTTCTCTTGACGTGGTAGGCTACCAAGCTCTGGAGATACTCCCGATTGTTAACGAGGTCATCCTGGAAGAAGCCAAGAATCCCCTGTTGAGCCATTGCCCTACGAACTTGGTCAATCTTTCCTTCTGCTATGGTTGTGGACAAAGAGAACTGAATATCCTGCTCCAATCCAACATTTACCGCCTTCATTGGAGATGAGGTGGTAGTCAGGATACCGTTGGATACCGGATTGTACTTGATCTGAACAGGTGGGGTTGCCCACGCCTCAGCGCCGTCCCTGTAGATCAAACGAACGATGTACTCGTAATCCCTCTTGTCCACAGGATTCTGGTCTGTTACATAGAACCGCATGTCCGTGGTAGGGAGTTCGGGCATGAAGATGATGTTTCCGATTTGCTCCGCTTCTTCCAGGGATTGAAAGAGAGACAAATCTCTGCGGTAAACCTTCATTGCAAGAACTGAGGCCGGAATGTCGTTCAGTTCCAATTGAACTGACTTCTCAACGATCTTTGCGTGCAAAGAGAGATAGCTCTTCCTCTTGCCAGCCTTCGAACGAACAAGAAGCGCCTTGGTTAGAGGCGTGCACATGGCAGAGGAAAACTCGCTGGACTTGAACTCCTGTCTGTTGTAGACAACAGCACGGTAGATGACCGGCTTCATCGAGGGAAACCTATCCTCGTACCACTTGGTTCCGTCCTGCTTGCGGATTGGGAACTTCGCAACCTGCACAAAGCCATTTTCCATGGAAACTGTTTGTGTATCCACAGTTTTGCGGAAGATGATAACCCCAGCTCCATTCTCATCGAGCTGCTTGATTTCAAGCCTGTTATAGCCGCCACAAGGCTTGACAGTCAGGATTGGAGGAAGGGTTGGAAGTGTGGAAAGTGCGAGATTCCTGGAGTGCTGCACGAGGACAGAAGCGGTATCCACTTCCACTCCACCCATGTCGTGAAGTTGAAAGAGCAAGTAGAATTGATCGCCAACAGCGCCAGCGTCAATGAACAGGTCTTCCTCAACCACAAGGTCGTTGGTTCCCTCTTGGAAGTCAACCAAAACCATCTCATCGTTGGCAAGGCCAAGTTGGTCAGATGGCTTGGCGTTCGGCTTCACCACAGCCCCAAGGATGCCGAATGCTGCCCTTGTGGAGCCCGCCAGAACGTTCCATGAAGCGGCCTTGGCAACGCCTCCAAGAGATTGGTGGATGCCATCCTGGACCTTCTTGGTGTCGACAATCTGGTGTGTCTTCTGACCCACAGTTGCCGGGTCAATACCAAAGCGAAGGAGAAGGATGTTGGCATTCTCGCTGGGAGAGATGCTTGAAATCGAGTTGGTTGCTGGCTGGAAGAGAGGTGTTTGCAAGATTGGCTGCGAAACATTCTCTTTTGTCAGGTCAGCGGCCTTAACCAGTTTGTGTCCTTTCCTTTGGAACAGCGTTGTTCCCTGGTTGAGGTTGTTAAGCTCCCTGGTTCTGTCGTTCGGGAACTTGCTGGTAATGTCGCTGGTGATTGAGGTTACCAACCCTTTGGTAAAGGCACGACCAGCTTCAATCTTGCTGGAGGATTGACGCAAGAGGCCCGCAACCAAATCCTGGCCATTGGTTCCATAGAACGAGGAAACAACCTTCGTTTCTGGCGAAACCGTGGAAACGCTGATCTTCGTCAGGTACGCCCGCTTCTTGATGGCACGGATGGCATTAACGGAGTATTTGATCTTGTAGTGGAATTGACCCCTAGCTGTTACTCCCACAAAGGAAGCGAAGTCGTTTGGGACAGTCAAGATCCCGTTCTGGCGAGCAATGGTTACCTTCATTTAGCCCTCGAATACCAAGGTGAAGAGGTTGATGAACTTATGGACCCCGGCATTGTCGGTGAAGACCTTTCCGGCAAAAAAGACCCTCTTGCTCCTGATAGGGCGAGTCCTTGGATCTTTCTCCTGCCTCTTCCTGTCTGACTCAGAGATGTCCTCCCCACGGATGTTGAAGAGGCCAAAGTCGATGATGTCCAGCTTGACAATCTCGTTTTGTCCCAACTCAAACATCTGGCACACGAGGTTGTTGGCTCGGGAGGTCTCATCAAAGGAAATTTCGGCGGAATATCCCTTCTTGGTTGCCACATCCAACTCCTTTTCAACGTCGTCAAAAGTCAACTTTGGACGCTGATTCAAGATGGGGTAGTTCCCAAGCAAGTTTACCGTGGAGTCCCCAGGGCGATACTTGTTGATTGGAGGGAGGTATTGGAAGTTGGGGAGATGGCTGAGCTTGGAGTCAATGAAGAGTCCATCTGTTGTCTCCACACTCGATTCACTTCTATCTCCTGGGGCGAATGGCGAGTCATCAGAGATCCTAAAGGCTACCTCGCTCTTGTTGACCAAGAACAACTCCCTGTTCTCATCCAAAGGATCGGGGCTTCCAATGATCCTGTTCTTTTGAAAAGATCCCAAGGACTCACTGAGAAGAGTGTTCGCCATCGAGGAAAAGACGTTATCCTCGGCTGGGAGATAAACCCTACCAGTTGTGCCAGAAAGCTCCGTGGAAGAGGTCACCACGGTCATGATCTTACCGTTTCTGACAGCCGAAGTGGACGAACGAAAGTTAACCAGCTTCCCAGCATCGTCCGACTCAAAGGTAATGCTATCCTGTGGAAGGGATACAGCTTCCAGGTAAGGACGCCTTGTTCCATCAAGTGAAGCACTGGTGGAAAGGTCTTGACTGTAGAAGGCTCCAGTATCAGTGAAGGAGTAGTATTCTGCCTTCATTTTCCCTGTGGCAATCTGTCGACGGCCTTCCAGGGTGATAATGGTGTCCATGATTCTTGATTTTGAGTCGAGAAAACCCATGCTGGTAAGTATCCAAGGTTAGCAAGTGCTGGATGCCATCCTCGAATACTTCAAATATCGCTAAATGGCTGTGCCGCCTTGCACTCAAAATCGTAGATCCCGGAGTCGTTCGTGTTGTAAACAGACGGATTGCTTGCAGAAATAGCCGAAGCCGAGCCGCTGACAAATCGGACATTCACAATGGCACCAAGGGATTCTCTTCGTCCGGTGTTACGACCATCGGCTGAAACTCCCTCAACGTTGTAGAACTTTGTGAACTTCCTCTGCTCCAGCATATCCCTGAACTGACCAAAACGGCTGCTCCTGAAGACGCAATCGCTGTAGAGGGGGAATCCGCTCAGAACTCCGTACTTCCAGCCACGGATGTCAACAGAGGAAGCATAGTACCCGTTGATCACCCCAGCCGTGGAGTAGTGCTTGCTAGAGGTTACTGCGGTGACAATTGGAACGTTTTGGTAGTTGTCTCCAATTCCAAAAAGGACCTTCGTCAACTGCTTTTCCGCAGGACTAATAGTGCCCCTTGTGATGCCGAAAGGTCCGGGAGCGGCAGGTGGGTACAGCTCATTGGTGATGCTGTAGAACAGTTCATCCACTGCCGAAACGGAACCAGTAACATCAAGCAAAGTGTACCGTACCGGTTCGGTTCCGCCCTTTCCGCCGACTGTATCAGGTCCAAGGATGCTAACCCTTGGCATGATGAACTCGACGGTTGTCAAGGAGCTAGACGGAACAGAAGTAACATACGTCCCGTACCTTACACCCTTGCCGGAAGCCAAGGTATAGGACTCGGAGATTGGAACGTAAACGTTATTCTTCCGAAGGCGTTGCTCCGTCAACCTTGGAATGTCCTTGTACCTCTCCTGGAATGGAAAGGTTGATGTCCACACGGTGTCGGCAATGTTTGTCCCATAATCCAAGTGGGATGCCGTTACCCCGTAGGTTGTGTAGATCAGCTTTCCAACGGCACCGCTGATAACCCAGCTATCTCCGTCAGTAATGAGAATTGGAGCTAGCCCAAGCTCAGCCTGGGCCAATGCAACTTGTCCCCCGTTCAGAAGGTAGCATTGGTATAGATCTGGCAAGATCGTATCTTCGTATCGCTCAATGCTCGAAGCGAATCGCCTGAAACGGAAACCAGAGCCCAGGCTCCTTGTACGGTTTGCTCCACTGTAGTCCCCGTAGGTTGAGTGCAACTGAGCCAACCTGACTTCATTGGAACCGCTGGTCTGCAAGGCAATGATTCGCCTTGTTCCGTCAATAAAGCTGCCAGAGAAGATTGCATCAAGGTAGGAGCCAGAGTAAGCTACATTTGGCTCAACTTCGAATTGGTCGAGGACTGTCATCCAATCACCTCGTGAACGCTGACCGAAGTCAAGTGTTGGTTAAGAGTGTCGTGGTGTTCCTTGCCTTCTCGCACCATAGAGCCGTAAATCACCAGCTTTGCAGGTGCGGCGGCAAAGGTAAGGCTTGGCCCGCGGGTGTTGTAGGTTGGGGAGTCTCCGTTGTCATTCAACGCATTGAACAACGGAAGCTGCCAGCCAAGGACCAAGTTATCCGTTGGAAGCAAGAGGTATGGATTTGGCTTGCTGTATCTTGCCAAGGAAACCACGGGGGCATTGAAAAAGTTCAACCTGGCGCTGGAAACAACATTCCCTCTATCCGAGGGGCCAATGTGGTCGCGACCGCTTGGAACAAACAAGCCATTCCTACTTCCATTCTTGTTGAGCAGCATGAACTGAACCGAATCACCCAAGCTCATCTCAGCATGGCCGTCGCTGGAGAGTGGGCTCTTTACTGTGCCAGAGAGAGCGTAACGCCCGCTCCAGTTCCCGTTTGTTCCTGTGAGGTTGAGTTCCCTTGACATTCTCTCGATCGAGGTTGCATCGCCTGTCTGGAATGCTACGAACTGGGCCCAGGTGACAAGGTCACGGGAGGTTGCACAGTAGTTTCCATTGATGGTCTCTGGGATTGTAGCTCCTGTCACCTCAAAGGAAGCTGTTGATATGTTGATGACACGATATGGAATCGTTTGGAAACCACCATCAATGTAGCGGAAAGGAGCGCGTTGGTTGAGGATGAAGAAGGTATTCATCGTAGCCTTGGTGCTGCCTGCGCCCACGAAAGAATTTTGAGCGAAGGTTCCGCTGAACTCCAGGACAATCTTCTCGACTAGGAATGGCTCCTGGATGTAGTCTGAAAGAGAGATTGTGTTGGAGGATGTGGCGTGGAACTTTCCGTGGTAAGGAAAGCCAAAGTTGCTCGTAGGAGCTCCTGCGGCCAAATCCCTGACGGAAGCACCTCCATTGTCAAGCCCTTGGGCAAACCCAATACACTGCTCGTCCCAAAGCTTTTGCAGCCCGGAAAGAGTGTTTGCATAGGTTCCAAACTCCTTCCCTGTTCCAATTCCCTGCCACTTCTTCAGGTCCTTGTTCCAGTAGCACATTGGGTAGTTGTTGGAGCCGCTAGTATAGTTCTCGATGTAAACTGAGTGGACAGAGTTTGGAGTGAGATCAATCTCAATCTTGGTTTTGCTCCAAAGAGGCTGGTCAAAGCCCTCTCCAATGTCAGAAACCTTGCTACCTGTGGCATAGAAGACATTGCCCTGGGACTTGCCGTCAACCGCTGGGTTGTTGCAATCCCTGAAAGGCTGAATGTCCTGGCCTGGAGTGTACCTGACAAATGAGTCCCCAACGCCCTTACGGACGATTCCAGAGACCACCAAGTCAGTGGTCATCTCGGGATCATCAACGAACGACCCATAGGCATCATAGCGCTTCAAAGCTGGGTGAGAGGTGTGGAGCCCAGCGGGCATCATCACCCCAACGGAAGCCGAGGGGACTGTTCCGTTGTAGAGGTACACCGCTTCGTCGGCCGTGATTGGACGGTTTGCAAAGACGAATTGGCTGTAGTACCCATCGCCAACAACATCATTTCCAACGTACCCAAGGGTGTCAAAGGCAGCTCCCAGGTGAACGGTGCCAGAGTCGGTTGGAGCGCCCGAGAAGCCGGTATTCACAACCGGAATCATGTCAATGGCTGCACCGTCGACATATACAGTAGCCCCCACGTCGCTATTGCTGTTTCCAGAGACAGCCACAGCAAGGTGATGCCAGTGTTTTTCATTGAATGCCGCCAATGAGGATGAGAAAATCTGATACTTGGTCGGACTAGAAAAGAACCCAATAACGATTTCGCCCGTTGATGCCCCGAGCACCTCAAAAATTGGAGTTGAGTTGTTTGTTCCAACCCAAAAGAACGGATAGTACGGCAAGAGAGAGCCGACGTAGAAGTGTGTGGCGAGGGTGAAGTTCAACACCTGATCGCGCAGGATTTCGCTATTCCTTCCATCGGAAGATGAATAGGTTGTGAAAATGCCTGTACCAGTACCGTCAACGTAAACAGAGTTCGTGTTGGGCCAAAGGGTTCCACCATTGTTGTAGTAGGATGGAAGTTTAGTTGTGCTCAGGGTGTAGTTCGAGGTGTCGAACGAACCAGAGTACATCGACATTGCACTATTTGGGGTGCTGTAGACCCCACCAGAGGAACTCTTGCTTTGGAACCTCCACCAAGAGTAAACACTTCCCCCTGGATATGCTGGACCAAGGGAGTAGTTCGAGTACGTCCCGTCAGCAGCTACAACGTTGAAACCTTGGTTCTCGGAGCCGGAAAGGTAGGAGGTAAACGGAACCGTCTTCATGTCATCAAAGGAAGACGAGAAGAACCCAGTTCGGTTGTCCGAAGCGATCCTTGTTTTCACGGGAAAGGACCCTGAAGCAGCATCCTTTTGCTGCAACTGAACCCTTGCAGGGAGTCCTTTGATCCTCGTGTTTTTCAGAGTTCTTGCCATGTTACACTCTTCTTCTCAAGAGCCGCGAGCCCAGCCACCAAACGTGATGGAATCCGTACCGTATTGACCAGCATTCAAGCCGTAGTAGGTTGACCCAGCCGCAGAAGACTTCTGAGCATAAGGCAACATGTCTTCCTCTCCCGTGACAATTCCTGCGCTTGCAGCACTCAGGAAAGCAGCTTCGGATGTTTGCAACCTCTTATCGGGGCTAAAGGTGCTTGCGTCGTCAAATGGAATTATCTCCTTGACAACAGGAGAAACGTAGGGGTCTCTCCTGATACCACCAAACGAATCACCACCTTCATCAAGAAATGGACGAACCTGCGGCGTTGCACGGAGATCATAGAACTGCTGGATACGACTTGAACCTCGGACAATGTAGGAGTCAAAGTCATTGCCGTCTTCCAGGGAGCCATGGACGCTGTGGGCGTAGTACGGACCTTCGTTTGCTGGGCGACGAAATGGGATGGTGAGAGGTTCAATGACTGCTTCGCTTGCTTGTGGAGTTCCGTCATTGAATTCAATTGGCCCTGGGTAGTCGTTGCCCATGGAGATGTAGGCAACTGGGTCGAACTTTGGGAGGTCCTCAAACTTCCCGCCGAGTTCCCTTGCATTGGAGTCCACGTAGCCAACGAATTGACCGTAGGTTGTTACGTTGGTTGATCCATCAAGTTCGCCCGACCAAATCTTTGGTTGAGCCCCCATGAACCTGACGCGATTTGTTGTGATTTCAACACCTTGACGGTAGTAGTCGATAGCGGAGGTGTCATAACCGTCTGTTGTCGGCGCGGCATCTCGCCTTGGTGTTTGGGTGTCATCGAATGGAGTGAAAGCCATTAGTACCTCGCTACGTTACCGGCAATTTGCAAGAAGAGGATTGTGTCCTTCAGGGCGTGACGGTAGCTGTCTCCAAGGTAGATATCAGCGTAGTGATATTCCAGTTTTGGCCTTTCCAGCATGTGGGACTCGATCACGAAGTTGGTCCCCAGGAACTTCGTTTTTCTTGGAACCAATTGAGCGATAAAGGTTCCAATGTTGGCATCGAACCACTTGTAGAACTCGAAGAGACCCTTCAGATTGACCATGTCCGTCAACCTGTGGAAGTACACATTTCGAAGGTTCTCAAGGTCTGGGTAGTCAGGGGAGAACACCAGTTCTGGGTTTCCGATGATGTTATCCAAGATATCCAAGGTGGAGAACAGGTTGATCATGTCCTGGTCCAAGGCGTCCACAATCGAGTAATCCACGGTGAATCTCGTATTGTCGTGTGGAGCGTCAGATGGATTCATTGAGTATAGGGGAGCAACCTGGGCATAGGAGGAGCTCTGTGCGTTCTCGTAGCTCTGGAAGGAGCGAACTCGGACCTTATCGGTGGTTGCCCCCACGTCGAATTTTGGAGAGATCAAGCTGTACTGAAACCTTTGCGGCACGATCACACTGCTTGTGACCGCAAAGCTCCCAGTCCAATCAGTTCCATTCTGAGAGAAGTCTGTGAGGTAGAGAGCGCCTGAAACATCGGAGGATGTGACCGGCTGATCCGTTGTAACGTCCATGCGCAGTCTTCCAAAGGAACCCGATTCGTTTGTGACGAAGTTGAAGTTCGTCAATGGATCTGCAACGCCAAGGGACTTGAAGTTCCTGACGTGCTCTCTCCATTCAGCTTCCTCAAGAGCCTTCGACCAAAACCTGAAGTGTCCGGCTCGACCATCGAAGTTGGTCGTCCTGTAGAACGACCCAAAGCTTGCGCTATTCAGGGCTACGCTGCCCGTTGCAATACTCTCTGACCCTACAGCCAACCAAGCTCCCGAAACGTTGTAGAATGCATCGTAGGTGCTCCAGAAGATGTTTCCATCTTCGAAGCAAAAAGAGGACGTTACGTGTTGGTCTGTGATTTCACCAAAGCTCTGCTTGGCGACTCTCAAGAAGTAGGACGAGGAGACGTTGGAGGAGATTTCATCGGCTCTGTAACGGCCAAAGGAGATGTGCCATGGGTTGCCATCAAAGATAGCCCCGGTCACTGTCAACTCCAGGGTTGCAGTTGGGCTTGGTGTTGTCGCAAAGGTGATCACACCGTCCGTCGTGGCAAGGAGGTTTGCCAGCAAGTATCCACCGCTCGGAGCGCCTGAACCAGTAGAGAGCATTCTTGCCAAGCTCTGCGTGGTGCTGGAAAGCGAGCTTGTCGAAGGGAAGCGGTAGATCCCCTCGAAACACCAAGAACCGGAAGTGTAGAATCCAGTTCCTTTGTCCGTGGAAACTCCATTGGTGAAAACCGTTCCTGGTGGAACCCTTGGGAACCCAGTTTCCGTTTCCAACCTAGAGCCAGAGAGGTAATCGGACCTTGCAATAGAACTGCCAGAGAACTGAAGCAAGGTGCTAACCTCGCTCCTCGATTCCCTTGTGTTGGTCAGAGTCTTGGTGGTTGGTCCGCCAAACTCTCGAATTCGGAAATTGTTGTCGGGTTCAATACCCACGGAGCGAATGAACGTTTTGACCGAGTGAACAGTACCCTTCGACTTGAGAACGTCTTGGATGTTCAGGAGCATCCGTCGCCAAATCTGGTTTTGGATGTACTGAAGGGAATAGTTGTTCGTACTAATCTGGTTGTCGATGTTCTCGGCGTTGATGAACTGAGAGATGGAAGCGCCAGTGAACAGCGGAGGAAGGGTGATTCCATGCTGTTGAGCCAAGAACTCCAAAAAGGCATCTGGGATCGTATCTGTGCTGTCATAGTCGAGTTGGCTCAGATTTCCAAAGGCTTGGATGTAGAGCTTCATCTCGTCAAAGAACTTTGCCCAGGTGTAGAGAAGCATCAAGATGACCTGGGTATCCCCGAGCTTTGCTGTGTCGGGGGTTGTGCCGGATACACTCAAGGCATCAATGATCGGGCCTTGTTCTGTGCTCAACCCATCTTTGTCCTGTCCTTGAAGCAGGTAGTGTTGTGGGATCAAACGGTCAATCCTGTTTGGGTTGATCCTGTCGAACTCCTCGGCGTTGTCAAGGAAGGTTTGGTTGAGCGCCTCAACATCAGGGTGAAGAGGGAAAAGGATTGGATTGTACTCCTCCCTTTCATAGGTCATTGGACTTTCACCAGCCACGGAGCCAGTCGCAATGTTCCTAATATTCCTGGTGTCTGCCCAATCACAAAGTGTTCCGTGAAGTGAGTTGCCAGAATAGTCCAGGACTACAGGAGACTGTGAGCCGGAAGCCTCATTGAACCTGTAGTACAGCTTCAAACCGCTTTGAGCATTGACATTCTTCTTCTGGTATTCATCGCGCTCAGATTGAGAGCGGATTGTATGCCAAATCCTGAGCTCATCCAAGGCACCGGAGAAGGACACACTTCCAGTGAAGAAAGGAACAGCCGACCCAGAGCCGACAATGAAGTCAGCGGAGTCCATGTTCATCGTGCCAATCTCTACTTGGGACGATGAGGCGTAGAAGGCTCCATTCACGTAGGAGAGGATCTTGTTCTGCGAGACCCTTCTGTCCCAAACAAAGGCAACGTGGTTCCATTGGCCCTTGTTGAATACAGCATCGGCAGAGAGGGTGTAGCTTCCAGAGCCAACTTCAAAGGTCATCTTCCCTTGGGTTGTCGAGCTTGTCGGAGCCGTCAGGATTCCAAAACCATGTGTTCCGCTTACAGCAGAGTAAGCATACTTGTTGATCAAAAAAGAGCCAGAGTTAGCCAGAGCTGGCATGTAGACCTGGAACTCGACGGTCATGGAGGACAGCCCTGGGTTCAAGATTGCCTGCCCCGAGAGATCCCTGGAGATCCCAGGATAGCTTGCTCCAGCAACATCCTTGGTTGTCACATAAGTCCCACTGACGCCGGTCTCCGATGGAAGGGTGCCGGAAAAGAAGAGATAACCCTTGTTCTTTGGGAACTGGTCGTAGACGTACTTTTCAAAGCCGGTGAGGCCATCAAGGAAGTTCTCAAGTTCCCCTTGCGTTCCATCGAAGGGGAATTGATCGAAAATCTTCCTGAAGGCAACGTTCGATTTCACATAAGCGGAGTTGAAGAAGGTGTGGTTCTCAAAGGCGGACCAATCCACATTGAGCTGCTGGGTGGATTTCATTCCTTCCTTTTGCAAGGAATAGCGAAACGAACCGGAGCTGTCCAGAGCTGTCCCGGACATAGCAGTCAAGGTGGTTTCGTAGAATCCACTGCCACCAGAGCCCCCATCTCCAACTTGGCGGATAACAGAAGGCGAAAACAGAGGTGGTCTGTTGAGTCTCAGATTTCGTGGACTTGGCATTATGGCACTACCTTGAAGCGGAATCCCTGGTTAGTGATGAAGTAATCCCTACCAGCTTCAGTGATCTGGAATTCGAGCTCGTAGACCACTTGGGGGTCAAGGTCTTCCATGTACATGTCGAAGTACCTGCCGAACCCATCAGAGGACATCTTAGTTCCTGTGCTGTGAAATGGGATAACAACCTCACGGGAGAAGGCATTTAGCAACCTCCAGTACATCGCTCCAAAAAGGAAGGACTTGGCTGGTGTTGGAAGCCTGAGTGCTGGTTGTTCCGTATTCCTGTCCTGGACGAATACGCGGAAGCGAACAGTTTGGTCTTGGACGTACTCCTCCTTGAGGTTGGTCACATTGACCACAAAGTTCCTCTCCGAGCTCACCGTTTCCCCTGATTGTGGGAGTGTGAAGGTCATCCAAGAACCAGAGCTGTAGAGAACTGTCCCGTCCAGGCTCTTCCAGTAAGTCTGGAATACCGCTGACTTGTCCGATCCCAGGAAGGTTGCAAGGGACGATGTAAGCTGCGGATTCATTCCAACCGCTGCCTCGTAGTACCCGACCAGTGGAAAATTACCAATAGAGGAGAGAGAGGCAGAGAAAGAAGAAGAGAAATAGGAATAGCTGCTCGTCGTGTAGGTGATTGAAGCAGAGAAGTTCGTCTCGTAGGATGAAGTCGTGATGTTGACGCTCTTGGAAGCAACCATCACCAGCATCAAGGAGTCCGAACCCGTAACAGCCTGGGAGCCTGAGTAGAAGTAGCTGTAGGCCCCGTTCACCTTGTTGTAGGTGCGGATCTTGTTGGTTTGACCAAAAACAGCTTGACTTCCGCTATCCTCAAGGGTGTCCCCGTAAGTCACGATCAGCTTTGGGCGAAGATTCAGGTTGGAGGTATGTCTCGAACCAAACCTCTTCACGAAGTAGGTGCTCTCGTCATTCTCGTAGGAGGAGCTGTATGCAAGCCTCCAGCCGTAGTCCGAGATAACTCCAGCAAGAGTCGCCGAGACGATGGAAGTCACATCCATCAAGAGGTTCTCGTCTCCCCTTGTAAAGGTTTGCTTCACCTCGTAGGCAGAGAGGTAATCTGTACCACTGCCCGCAGCGCCCGTAACAGCCCATGTAGAGGGCGTTCCATTGTCAACCGAGGCAGTCACCCAATTGGCCGAGTCCAAGTCTCTGTAGAGCCTCACATCTCGTCCACGCCCCTCATCCCAGGACTTCGAAAGCGGGTTGAGGACAATAGCGAAGTTGGACGGAGTGGTCTGCCCTCCATAAACGTCCTTGAGGGAGAGGTAGCACCTGAAGGATGAATCCGCGATGTTGAGCAGGGAGCCTGTCAAAGAGCGAAGCGGATCAAGGTCGGGCTGCACCAGGAGTCGGGAGGTTTCGACTGTTGGGGTGCTGCCGGATGTTACCAATGTCCAAATCTTGTAAAGGTCCAAGGTGCCAGCCTGTCCAACGTTCGAAGAAGTTGAGCCGGAGCCAGCAATGATCTTGTTGGTCAGGTAGGTGTCTTTGGAGATTGGCAGGATGCGGTACATGGCTGGAGGTAATTATCCAGCCCTTCTTCTTCTAGTTCCGGTGTTGTTGGACTCGTTTCCTGTACTCAGGGTCTTGCCAAAGCTTTTTTCTTGCTTCGCGCATCTTCTCAATCGTCTCGGGACTCTTCCTTTTCCCTTTCAGGCTTTTGCTGATTTTCTCTTTGGTTTCAACGGAATGTTCATGTCCCGCTCTGCCAGTCATCTTTTCACGATACTCTGGATTCTGCCAGAGTTCTTTCATGTGCTCGCTATTCTTCTCGCCAATTTTCCGTTTCATTTCCTTGGTGCATATCCGGCCACATTGAGAAGACGACATCTTAGCGCGCGTTTCCTCTGAAAATACCTGGCAAGCACGAGCTTTTTTGATTTTCTCAATGGTGTCTTCAGAAAAGAGCCCCTTCTCGTCCTTGTTCCAAGGAATCATTCCAGGGCGAAATCGGGCTGGATTAATTGCCTTCTTCCCTGCCTCAGACATTCTTCTTCGAGTTTCATCAGGATTCCTAGAAGGACAACCTTCTCTAGAAACTGCTTTCAGTGTGAGATTGTAGCACTGCTTGCCGCCGTCAAACCATAGCGCAATCAACTCTTCCTCCCGCTTGTTTCGTTCTTCCTTAGTAGACCCTTCCAGCACCTCTAGGACATGGAACTCAAGGAAGTCATCGTGCCCAAGCTCTTCTCGACATTTATTGAAATCGGCTTGAAGAAAGCGATTTTGATGTTTGTTGTTGAGAAGAGAACGTTGATGACCCTTCCAACGGTTTTTGAATTCTTTGGCTTGTCCAATGTAGATGCGATCGGTGTGAGTATTCAGAATCTTGTAAATGCCTGACTTGATAGAATGTTCGTTGTAGATGAGTTTCATTGCCGTTCTGCGTCTCAAAAGTAAGATGACGCAAAGGGGGATGTTTTGTGTCACGTCACTGTACCGATCAGGTCATCCTCTTTGTAGCGGACTTCAAAGATCGAACCTGGAGGACCCATCACAAAACCACGATTTGTGTTGCCATTTACGTCAAATTGCACATCGCTGTACGTCCTGGTTCCGCTTGTCCCTGTGACGTTTCGCAGGTTTAGGCTTTGAAGGGAAAGGACACCTGGGTTGTTGTAGATGATGTTCCGAATGTCATCAAGGACGATTGGCTGGTCGATTTCGTAGTGCTTGATGTCGAAATACTGCTTCAGTTTCACGAGAACGTTGTTGAGGACCTGAGCTCGGTTGTAAGTTGGGTCGGCAACGATCGTGAATTCAACCTGAAGGTTGATCACCTGGGCATCAAGGATGTCGATGGCATCGGAGATCATCCTGTACTCGTTGAGGTACTTCGCCAAGTTCTTCTTCAAGGAATCTGGCGAGATGATCAACTGGCTCGATGAATCCCTGGAGATGATGTAGAGCAAGGAAGAAAGGGGGTTATTTGGGTTGGATCGAATCGAAGCCCTGAACACCCTACCAAAGTTGGCTGGCATGGTGTAGACCCTTGCCAAGAGGTCTTCCTTTGTTACAATCCTGGACTGAGCTCCTCTAGCTCCCCCAACCCTGAGCTTGAGCTCATCAAGGTTTGGAGCATCCTCACCACCCGATGCTTTTTCGTCATTCCTGACAAACAAGCTTTGACGAACCCTGGCGGCAACATCGGCGCTTGGAGAACGAGGGAAGGCGATAACAAGGTTCACGGTGCTGTTGATAGCTCCACGGTCAACGTTGTGGCTCAACCCGCCGCCATACCGATATTCCACGGTAATCGTGGTATTGGCTCCAATGACACCCAAGGTGGTTGTCTGGAGAAGGTTGGATGGGTTCAAGGTATACCTGGAGAAGGTTGTTTTCCCATAAAGGGGAAGAGCAAACTCCGATGGATCTGGGATTGCATCGTCGTCCAGGGAATCGGCATTTCCGCCACCGAAGGTCAGGGTTGTCAACCTTGTGTCAATCGCCATTTCCTTCAAAAAGCGGTAAGGGCAAGGGATGATTTGGAGATTATCAGGCACCAAGTCACCGTCCTCATTTTGGTTGGTGAGGGCCTTGTAAATCACATTCTGAGCGAGGTATCCAACCTCGTAGTAGTCGTTTCCAAGGGAGTCCTGGACATAGACAATCTGAGTGACGTTCTCTTGTGCCAGGGTGTATTTCTTGAATGGTTCAAAAGAGCCAACAGAGAACGATTCCGTTGCTCTGAAACCAGAAATACAAATCCCAGTCCTCTCCATGGTGAAGTAGGTTGGGGTATTGTTTGCGTCCCTCTGGGAGATGCGCACTGTTGCCTTCAAACTTCCATCACTATTGAGATCAGCAAAGTCCAGGTCTTCTGTCAGTTCGAACTGCACGCCATTCTGAGCCTGCACTCTTGTTCCGGCGTAGATCAGAGGCATGGCACTCCTGAGAGGTGTTGGCGGACTTACAGACGAATCCGCTGGCACCTCAACGGAAAAGGTCACATCGACAACAGCAGGCGAAGCTCCGACAATTTCCACTCCAGCATTGCGGAGATGAGCTTGGATATTCCTGGCTTCAACAGCGGTTTCTGGGTTGAGTTCGTGGAACTGGTGATCCAGGTAGAAGGACTGCACGTCTCCGACGTATGCGGCCAGCTCAAGGAGCATTCCACCCAAGCTAGCCTCCGAAAAGTCACGGATGCGGTCAGGGAAGTGGATCTTGGCGTATTCGTAGAGGTCGGAACGAAAGCCATCGAAGTCCTTGTTGAGGTACTTGCGCTGCTTAACTGCCTTGGTGACTGGATTGCGACTATCGACTGGCATGATTCACCTTAAATAACGTAGAGGAGCACTTCCAGTGCCCTTTCCGTTACACCCAATTGTGGAACACTGTAGATCACCAGGAGAACAATTTTTCCGGTATACCTGTTGTCGATGAACTCTGGCCTTGAATCGAAGCCGACAAGGGAGATGAACGGCATCCACTTTGCCACAGCGGTATAAATGCGGATCTTTGCCTCCTCGTCAAACTCATCCTTGGAAGAGAAGTCAGCTACCAGAGGTCGAAGATCAGCTCCGAAGTCATAGTGAACCAGCCTGTCACCAAAGTTGGTCAACAAGAGGTTTCTCAAGTTGTCGTGTACAGCATCCTGGACATTGGTGTGCATGGCAAAGAGACCTTCGCCATTACCGCCAAACTCAACTGGTGTCTTGATTCCAATTGGCAGGACACTCTGTCGGGTGGTGCGGACGTTCTGAGTCTGAAACTCACGGATTCCGACGTTCTTGAAGTCTTGAAGAGCCATGTGCTTAACTATTCAGAATCACGAAAGGCTGTTTCTCGCGAGAATTGCTTGAATGGCTTGGAGCCGCGTCTCAAGGTTTGAGAGTTTCTGAATGATCTGCTGGGTATCAATCTCGCTCCTGGCTCCATCCTTTGCCATTTCCTTGATGTGGTCAAATAGGGCGGCTGTTAGCTCCGAGGCTGCCTTGGATGCGAACTCCCCCTTTGCAGCTTGAATGTCAACTGTAACCTCCCCCTGGGACGATCCATTGGAGGAAGCTGGCAATGAGGAAGTTGGCTCAAAGTCTGCGATGTTCAACTGAGCTTGCTTCATGGCCTCTTCAAATTGCTTCTTCGTGACACTCATGACTGATTCTCCTTGTTCACAAATACCCACTTGGAACGGCATGGGGCGATCTTCGGCCTAAAATCCAAATTCAGTGCTTGCAAACTACCACGAGCTGCCAAAAGCGATGCCTTTGCTCCAATCAATCCAGGGATTGGGCTGAATGGACCGGCTGCATTGACAACGGAAAGACCATTGTTTGCGACATTGGCAAGCTGATTTGCCGTTTCATTCCTGAGCTCGTTCAGCTTGGAGTAAATGTCCTCGACACACTCCTTGAACTTGGAGTAAAGGACAATAGGATCGGCGTCGGATGCCTCAGCGGTCTTACACTTCAGCAACACCTTCCCGTTTTGGTGGGTTTGGATTTGGACATCCTTTCCCATCATCAGGACACGTCCATCTTTCGACATCACGAAGACCGAGAGGTCTTTGTCGTCAACTGCCCCCTCTTTGATAAGGCGAATCTCTCCGCTCTCAGATGGGCCATTATCTGCGTCCTTGCCTTTGGCGATCAAACGAACTTGCTCAGACTTCAAGACAGCAAATGGCTGCCCATCTTGGTTTTGAGATGGCAAGTCAGTAACAGCAGTGCCAAAGTAGTTCTCGGAGTTCGGGAGAATCCCGCTATTCCCTCCGAACTGAATACCAAAGTTCAAATCCCCCTTGGTCTTCATGGCAAGATACAAGCGGGATAGGTCCCTCAGAAAGTCCGGGTCACCTTCTTTTGGATTGTCGACCTTCTGGCTCTTGTAAGGGGTCTTGTAGACTTCCTTCTTACCTCGCACGTTCTCAATGACCCTGGGGGCTGTTGGGCTGTACTGGTTTGGATCAGACCTGTGGTCAGTTGGGAGCTTCCGAATGGAGCCCAAACCGGTGACAATGTCCACGACGCCTGCGAACTCAACAATGTCCTTTCCTTGCGACCCCGAGACCTTCGTAGAAGGCCCTGTACGGTCGCTTCCGAGGAGAACCATGGAGTTGTTCGATCCTTGAAGAAGGAGGTCCCCAGGGCGCTTCCTGAAGCGGGGAACAGGCTCAAAGGTGAACTGCTTCATCGCCTTGGAACTGTTCACAATGGCGTCATACGGATTGCCAGAACCCGATGGTTGCAAGGAGAAAGACTCTGGCGTCCCAGCCCCATTTGGGAATGTCGGAGCTGAGGCAGTCAGGGAACTTGCCATTCCCCTTGGAATTGCCATGGGATGGTTGTAAGGATCGTATACACGGTCCGCGTGGGTGTAGTTAACATCCTCGACCTGACGGACTGCCATAGGACGAGTCAGCCAGTATCCAACAGCTCCACCCATCCTCGAATAGTCCTCAAAAAGAACCATCACTTGCTCGCCAGCTTTTGCTGGCAATTGGAAGTGAGAGGAGAACAGGGGGAAGAAGACGAACAGGCTTGGAGTGCCAAGGTCTTGGCTGTTCGTAACCATCCTAGCAAGAATGGAATTTACCGGCATTCCCTCAACAAGTTCGGGATTTACCACAGTATCCTGTAGACGTTCCAACTCTTCCTGTGTCAAGGAAGTTGGATCGTAGAAAACCTCAACCACAACAGCACGTTGTAGGAATGGAGCAGCCCCACCCTGGAGCCATTCCCTTGTGCGCTGTGTTGTGTCGTTTGGGCTTACACCGCCGGTTAGGCGGCGACCAATGTTTTCTCCTCTTGATCCCATGCGAATAGGTAGAGGATGAACTGAAAGTCAGTTCTTGCCTTTGCGGTTTTGGATTTGCGAGTAAATATCCCCGTTTGAGTCTTCAGGCAGCCCCTCATCACTCTCCTCGGGAACCTCTTTCTCCTCGGCGGCTGCAACAAGCTCGGCCAATTTCAAGAGTTGATCCGTTGCCTTGCCCATACGCTCCAGATACTTTGAAAGGTTCTGGCCGTGAATTGCGTGCTTCTCGTGAGAGGAGTGGACCTGGGAATAGAGGTCAACGAATGCAACATACGCATTTCTGCGGTCCGTTACAGCGTTCTCGAAGATCAGTTGCCAGAGTCGCTTCTTCTTGTCCTTCAACTTGTTCAAGCTGTCAAGCAAGGACGAGAAGTCGTTCATTTGCTGAGCAGCTTGCTTGTGCAGCTCTGTTGGTGTTGGTCCGTCAAACTTCGTTCCATCTACGTCAACTTCCCTCATTTCAATACCTCTTCCTTCACAACCTTGTACTGCTTCTTCAGGGAGGACAAGACCATGGATAGTTGCTTGCCAGTCATTCCGGTAATTTCCCGGATGTAGAGCATTACTGCCCTTTTGCTGAGAATCTCAATTTCGTCGATGTTGTCGGCGATTGTGTTGATAGCTTTCAGGCAGAGCTTTTCGTTGTCGGTCTTCACCTTGTCCTGGAGAGCCGCAAGAAGCGCCTTCAGGTTCTTGGCATAGTCCTGGTTGGCCATCACGTCTTCTGGTGATGGGAGAACGTTGTAGTCCTCGATTGCTTGCACATCCTGCCTGGACAGGGCGTCCCGGTTGTCAATTGACACGTAGTTCTGTACGATCTTTGCAGCCTGCTTGCTCTTGATCGTGAGCCAGTGCTTTGCTACGATGTTGAAGTAAGCGAAAGCCTTTGATCCACGCTCCTTCTTCCACTTGTCAATTACCCCGTAGAGGAACTCAAGACATTCATTCTTGAGGTCATCTCGACTTTCAAAGATCGCATGGTAGCCGTAGACGTTGATCAGGTTCTCGATCAAGGTCGAGAAGGCAGGGAGGATTTCCGTAGCGTAAATCTTATCCCTTGCCTTGCTATCCGGCTTTGTTGAGCCGTCAGGCTGGACAATAACCGCTTCCTGGAAGCGAATGATCGCGTCCTGCGTCTTGTCATCGAAGTAATACTTCGAGCTCTTCTCCCCAGGCTTTCTCCTGGTGATCTTCTTTCTTGGTGGTGGTGGCGTGGGGGATTGAGTCATTCGTCGTCATCCTCTCTCTCCTCCACAACGTCAAACTTTTGCTTGCTGCGCAAGGTGAACTTATGGATCAGCTTGCCAATCGCCACTTTCGATGCACGAACGCCCAGCAAAGCCTCCATTGTCGCCATTTGAACTTGTGGGGAATCAAAAAACATTGGCTGCGAAAGGCAGCTTTCCAAGCTCTCCTCGGCACTAAGGAAAACTTCCCGTGCATCTGAGATGTCGTCTTCCAGCACCAGAACGATGTTTGCAAAGCGCCACAGGTAAAATAGCGCAACCACAAGCCCAGTTCCGAGCAGCAAAATCAGAAACAGTAGGAAAATCAGAATTCCAACCATAGATCAGCCTTTGAGTGCTTCCGTGAGCACGTTGTCGTAGATCGCAGAAACAGCCTCAAAGCTGTAAAGAGGCAAAAGCTTGCTCTTGAGCTCCTGAGCCCATTGTCTTGGAAGCTCTGAACTCTCAGCGAACTTCGCCAGCCTGTGCTTGGCATCTGCCTCAATCGGATACGCCCACTTGGCTTCTTTTCTGAAGATGGTTTGATCAACTCGTCCGGGATCAATCTCTTTCACCTCGTGAGCAACCTGGATGAACTTCCCGTGCTTCATGAATTCCATGTGACCGGACCAAGCTGGAGCAATCACAGGTAGACCACAGGCAGCCGCTTCCAAGATTGGAAGACCGTAGCCCTCACCGTGGGTAAGAGTGACCAACGCCTTGACGCTAGGGTGCTTGTAGAGCCCGACGACTTCCTCGTTGCTCATATCTCCATGGAGGAGATAGAACCGAGGTCCCGGCCCCTTTACGATGTTCATGAGCAACTGAGAGAAGATGGCAGTGGAAGCATGGCGGTCCAGCTTCGTGTTGCGCATCATGTTCGTCTTGAGGATCACCCCAATGTCAGGGCGATTGGCAAAGGTTTCGGCCAACCACTTGAGGGTGTAAGGGATGTTCTTTCGATCCGTCTCCGGGCTGTTGCCTGTAACCTGACCGAAAACAAGGAAGTTGAATTTCGTTGGGAGATCAAGGTCAAGAGGCTTGTCGCTCGTAGCAACCTCGTCAACAAAGGACTCGGGTACCACCACGATTGGAGTGCCAACATCACCAGAACGAAGGAAGGTTTCCTTTGTGAACTCGGACGGGACGATAACCAAGTTCATGTTGTTGACGGCGTCAACCCAACCTGGGTAGCAGAGATCCGTCTCAACACCTGCGGTGATTCCAACGTTGAATGCCCCAAGCATTGGGTTCCACTCATTCGGGAGTTGAAGTTGAATCGTCACATCGTAGAATGGCTTGACGTTGGTTGTAGTCTGGAGAACTCGTCCAACCAATCCATCCTCAGCCTCAACGTCTGTAATCCAACCAGTACCGCCCCAATTCAAGGCTTCAACGGTAATGTCAAGGTCCAGCTCCTCTTCCTTGGAAAAGAGCCACTTGGCAATCTGACGGGCGTGAACACCGTAACCGGACTTCGACAGCACTGGCGCACGAAACAACACTGATTTCATGATCACTTCTTTCCTTTGACATTGCTCAAACGAGCGAGAATGGCCGGGTCCATCTTCTTCAGTGGCTTGCCCAATGGCTTGACTTGGGGAGATGGAGGAGCTTCCTTGACGATGTTTGCCGGGATGTTCGGCGCTGCCACATTCAATGGAACCAAAGCCCACTTCTTCTCCTTCTTCTTTGCCTCCCAGGAAGAAATGGTTTCCGTAAGTGTCCTATCCCACTCAGAAATCATCTTTTCGTAGTTGAACTCCGCGTCCACGTAGGCAGTTGCCTTCTCTTGGAAGGCAACCTTTTCTTCTGGTGTCATGCGGTAGATTTTCATCAAACCATTTGCCACGTCCTCTTGAGAAGCAAAGTCCTCGTAGATGTACGGAACCATCTGAGAGCCAACCAGCTTGCGGGTGACCGGCTCAATGGCAGCTCCAAGCTCTGTTCCATCTCGGTGGTCAACCGCCTGACGAGTCAATCCACCCGTCTTCAAGGCGACAATCGGCTTGCCGCACTGCAAGGAGATGAGGGTGGAAAGTCCGAATCCTTCATTCTTTGCAATGTTGATGGTGCAGTCAACCATGTTGTGCAACAGGTTCATCTGCTGGAATTCGACCTTGTTAGTCGAGAACACAACGTTGTTTTGGAGTCCAAGAAGCTCCTGGACCATGTAAAGGTTTGGACCTTCCTGATCCTCTGGATCGGTGTGCATCACCAAGAGAGCCTTGCGGTGTCCCTCTTCCTTCTCCAACTTGTCCAGGAACAGCTTCCAGGATTCAAGCACGTCGGAAGGGAGCTTCCTCGTTGCATTTCGGTTTACCCAAAGAGCAGTAAACCAATCTGCACGAGCTCCAAAGTTTCCACGGCGAAGCTCAGCCCTATCCTTCTCTGGAATAGGGAAGTACATCGACTTCGGGAAGGCGTGAGGGATGTAGTTCACCTTGCCTTCTTCCGGGAAGTGTGGCTTCACCATCTCGTAGGTCTTGTGAGAAAGGCAGTTCACCAACTCAGTCGACTCGTACCAAACACGGTTGTAAACTGGAAATGGATCGTTGTCCCAAACGTGCCAATAGGTGATTGGGCAGAGCTGGTGAATCTCGTCCTCAGCTTCCCAAAGCCAAATGAACTGACGCGGATCGGTGAAGATCAAAACAGCATCAGGGCGCTCGGTCATCAGAACCTTGCGAACCATCTCCCTGTCTCCGAAGCCGTCAACAGGCTTGATGATGAAGTCGGGGGTAACCTGACCGATTCCATAGTGATGGTGCTTCAGAGCACCACCAAAGCAAAGGAAACGGTATTTGCCAGTCTTCAGCAAGCCTTCAATCAACATCCTTGCCTGGACACCAACTCCAGAAGGTGCAAGGGGGTGGTCGGACAAGAAGAGAATGGTCTTCTTCTCAAGCGGCTCGACAACTGGTTCAACCTTTTTGACGATCGGCATTCTTTGATCCTTTTCGGCCAAGTCTCATGGCCAAAAGGGGGAATGTATGGTCGCTACTTATTGAAACCAGTGTGGTCGCGAGCAGCCATTCTTAGTCCTGGATCGGTTGCGTAGATGTTTCTCTCCCAAAACTCTTTCGGCGTTGTTGGGTTCTGTTCTAGGCTGTCATAGTTTCTTTCGCCGTATTCATGCCATTCAACCCACTTCCAAGCATCCCCACTGCGGAAATCCAAAGCTGTTAGCAAATACTGGAGCAAGTCACCGAATGCATACGGATTTCCGCTTGTTTTCGGCTTCATCATCTTCCAGCTTTCTAGCTCATCAAAGGAGAGCTTCAATGTTCCGGGCTTCATAGCCTTCAATCCAGCCTGCATCCGTGCGATCCTTTTCATTGGATTATATTCTGGATTGTTTGATGCGCGCGGAGTAGGAATGGAATGAACAAAAGAGAAGCCCCCAGGCCAAGTCATCACTCCTTGGCAACTCTCAACTGGCAGCAAAGAGCCGTCGTAGTCGACGACCCCATCATACCCGAGAGAATGGAGCATCTTGTTTGTCAACCCCTTTCCGCTGGCCTCAATCGCGTGTAGGAGGTTGAAGAGTTGTACTGCTGGAACCGATTGCTCCCTATGCTCTCCAGGCTTGATCGTTGGCTCTGGAAGTTTCCGCACAATACGTTTCAATTTGGAGACTGCTTTTTTGTAGTCAGCCTCGGAGAAGTTTCGCGGGTGTCCCGACTTGATAATCAGCATCCGATCATTGTTGATCTTGCCGATATTTGCCCACTTTCGATCAGTTGCAAATCCAGTTCCCTTCCCAGCCTCGCAGGTATTGGAAAGGAAGTAGAAGTAGACGCCTTTTGGGTAATATTGAGTTTGTGGGAAGATGGCAAAATTTTCATTTTCCGAGTAGTGCACCCCGTACAGCGACAACCCATTTTCTTCTTGAGTGAAGCGATCAAGGTCGTAACGAAAGTTGCTTCCGTAAAGCGGCTTGAGTTTGTCAACTTCCGCGCGTGCAACGTCCTCTAGGAACTTAGTCAAGTCTTCCGCCATATGGCTAACTAGTAGCCGTAGCGCTTCCGAATGCTTTCTGGCAGCTTGGAAGTGTCGTAAGGCTCAGCGTGGGGGATCATCCACTCGTAACCGAGGGAGATTTCCAAGTTTTGGTTGTTGGTCTTGAAATCCCAGTTCAACCATTTCGACTCATACCAATCCTCGTTTGGAGGTGAATCTCCAATGATTTTGCCAAAAGCTAAAGCTGTCAAATGTTTCCAGTACATCGTCCTCTCGGAAAGGCAGAAACCAAGATTATGCACCGTGGCAGGAAGCCTGTGGGTGCCCTCGGAAGCCCCATTAAAGTCTGTCTCCCCCATTCTCTGTCCAAAGATCCTATGGAAAACAACAGACGTTCTCCTGGGCCTCTCAGGCACGGCAAAGGCCGGTGTTCTCCAGAGTTCAACCTGTTTGGTTGAAGCCTGCACCCCGGAATAGATATCCCAGCAGGAAAATGCCGCTTCGGCTTGCTCTTTTGTGAAGACGTGATCGGGTTCGATGAACACCACACTATCTGGCTTGCATCGAGGGAGGATCAAGTCATTCACGATGTGAGTGAGTTGATTCCTGGGTGTAGGCCAGTAATCGTCGATGATCGTCACCTTCTCACTGTTGAGTTCGGCGATCTTTTCCCTCGTGTTATCGAACTTCTCGGGCCAGTCAACCCACTGACCCTTGTAGGTCACACCAAGGGTGTGTCCCCAGGGCTTCTCGGCTTTGACAACGTACACATGATCCACATGTGGGAGTATGGACTCGATAGATTCCTTGATGAAGTCCTCTCCGTAGAGGACTCGGTAAACTGCGACGTTCATGATTACTTCTTCTTTAGGATGGCTACAAGGTAGCGGTCATCAGTAGTGATATAATCACAGGACACAACAGTTAAGAAGCTGCCAAGATAGTGTTCAAGTTTCTCTCGGTTATACCAGTCAGCATACATGCCAACTTCATCAAAGAACCTGACAAATTGCCAGAAATGATGGTTGGTTGACACAGGTTGATCCACTGGAGGAATGGCAGTGCCAGTAGCCAGCTTCCACCCTTTGTCAGAATAAAGCATCAACCTAACCTCACCATCGTCCTTCAGGTTCTCCGTAGCCCTCTTCAGGATAGCAGGCATCTCGGGTGTGTGGTGAAGAACCCCGTTGGAGTAGAAAATGTCGTACTGACCTTCTACTGTGAAATACGGATATTCCCCAGTTGCCAAACAGGTTTGCAGGGGGGTTGCACCAAACAACTTTAACCCCCTTGTAGCCACATCCAGACTGCTCTGATTGATATCAGCCAGGATCACCCGATTCTTCTTCTTTGCAAACTGGATGGACTCAATTCCAAGCCCACAGCCAAAGTCCAATACCACCTTATCTGTAGTTGTGTCCAGCCCAAGCTTTTCTCGCCATTTTCCCTTGAAATTTCTCCAGCCATGAGAACCATAGCGGTTGAATTCAAATTTCCTAACCAGATCCAGGAATTCAGCATCAGACATATATCTGATTTGGTCGGGATCAAGATATGCAATATTATCAACGGGGACACGTTTCCACTGTTGTTTGGCCGTATTGAAATTGAATTTGAATGACATTGCCCAAGTTCCATCTGAAGCTGTTTCAGCAGCAACAAAATTGAGTGTCTCGAAACAACCAGCCGGTGTCTTAGCTTTCGGTTTCAATGTCGAGAATTTCCACCTGATTGCCGTCGATCACCGCTACTTCTGGAACTCCACCAACCAAGTCTTCTCCTGTGAAAACGAAGGCATCATAGCCATTGGCAAAAGCCCTTCTGGCTTCTTCTTGATTGGAGGTCACCAGAACCCTGGTCCCGTGGGCTGATACCTTGTAGACCTTTGGACGGTATCGGGACGAGTCAAGCCCAAGCTCGTCCAAGCTGGCATAGAGCCAGTCCGGTGTTCCACTGGAAGTCCCGCCAAAAAGATCGAGCAGTCCGTTGTCATCACCTTTTGGAGATTCGTAGGCCGTTCCAATGACGTGCTGGGCAACGTCCATGATGGTATTGGGATCAACATTCCCAAGGATTGACTTGAACCGCTCCATGTCGAGCTGTCCTTCTCCTGGTGGTGGGTTATCCCTCATGAGGTTGTGTTTCTTCCAAAACAACTCCCAGCCGGGTTGACCGTGTTTCACAAGGAACTCCAGGAACTCTCCGGCCGGTCCATTTACCTTCTTCAGGTCACCAACAAGGGATTCTGGAAACCCCTTGTTCCTGGAGCTCGTGGCGTAGTCCCAAGCTACCTTCTTTGAAGGTGTCAGGAAGATTCCAACACCCGTGAACTTGTCAACGAGTTCCTTCCGGGACTTGTTGATGTCAAAGGATGTTAGTTCCGAGGTGGTTCCGTGGTAGAGAACCACGGGCTTTCCGGCAACGAACTGATCAAGACCGTAGTAGGACAGCTCGTTGCTGGACTCCCTTAGAATCCA